ACGAAGACAACAAGGCACAGCAATATGCTACCCTTGCAAAAGGTCAAGGTTATGATCCGGAACAAAAAGTTTCTGTTCATGCCGGGACTTTAAGAGTTGCTCTGGAGGATCTCCATTCACGTGGTGGAAAAATTCCTTCAGAGTACTTCAGTACGTTTGCTGGATATCAAACGAAAATAACTAACAAACCAAAACAATAGACTAACAAAGGAGAATATATGGAAAGTCAAGTAGCAAAGAAAGCTAATGCAGGTGCATTAGCAACTATCAATCTCAGAGCAGATTCTGGTAAAGGAGCTGAAGAGATAAAAGCAGATGACGTATCAACACCGATTCTGAAAATCTTACATCAGCTGTCACCAGAATGTAATGAGAGAGATGCCAAGCATGTAGAAGGAGCTAAACCTGGTATGATTTATGCATCAGGGTTTGGTAAACTTATAGATGGACAAGAGGGATTAGACATTATAATCGCTCATGCTCAAACTAGGTATCCTGAATGGCAGGAGAGAGGCGATAGTGCTTCAGCTCCAGTAGGAACTCACTTAGAGATTCCAGCCGATGCTGTGGAAGAAAAGAATGGAAGATACAGATTACCTAATGGTAATTATGTTGAGAAGACTGCATATTTCTATGTACTAGCAATGGTAGATGGAGAGTTAAAACCTGCAGTAATACCAATGAGATCTTCTAACTTATCTCCAGCGAGGGAACTAAATAACCTTATCAAGAATCTTAGATTCACAGATGATCAAGGTTCATTTAATCCTGCAAGTTATTCAGCTGTGTATAAATTAAACACAATGGGTAAGACGGCAGGTAGCAAAAGCTGGCATGTCTACAAACCATCAAGAGTAAGAAATCTTGATATTGGTAATAAAGATGATGCATCTATGTATGAGATAGCAGCACAACTTCAGAAACAAGTTTCTAAAGGAACTGCTAAACCTAAATATGATGCTAGTCAAAAGCAACAAGACATAGTATAATACATTGTTATAACAGCGGCGCTGGAGGGAGACTGAAGGCGCCGTGTAAATTATGAAAGAATTTAGAAAATATTTTAGTGGTCTAGAAAGAGACTTTGGTTTCTGTAATGTTAACAATGGTTATCATGATCCACAAACAAATAAATTAAAATTTGATCCAGGTGATTATGGTTGGTCTAAAAGAAATATATCTGATCAAGATTATCAAGATCATTTAGATGGTAAACGTGCAATAGGTATACAAGCATGTGATGATAATGGCATGGCTAGCTTTGGTGCTATTGATATTGATCCATCAGATTATTCTAGTTTTGATATTCAACATTATTTAAAAATAATAGAAGAAAAAAATTTACCTGTGGTTCCAATTAAATCAAAAAGTAATGGACTTCACATTTATGTATTTACAGCAGAGAAAGTACCTGCAACTTTAATTAGAGAGTTTTTACAAAATTTATTATTCTTATTTGGTTTATCATCTAAAACAGAAATATTTCCTAAACAAACACAGTTAGGTATGAATCAAGATAACATCAGAACTTCTGGATCATTTATTAACTTACCTTATTTTAAAAAAACAGAACGTAAAGCTTTATTACCTGATGGAAAAGAATTAGAGTTTGATGATTTTATAAACGTAGTTAAAGATAATTTACAAACAAAAGAATCATTAAAAGAAGTATCAAATAAAAAAGTAAAAGAAATATTAACTGGTGGTCCAGAAGATTTATTAGATGGTCCTCCATGTTTACAGATGATATGCAAACAGGTACAGGAATCAGGAAACAAATTAAAAGATGAGAGAGATAGATTTTTATTTAACTACATGGTGTTTGTTAAAAAGAAACACAAAGATGATTGGAAAACTAAATTATTAGATGCAGCTAGAGATTTTATTAAGTATGATCAAACTTGGGGTGATGAAAAAGTAAAACAAAAAATAAAAAGTTGGGACAAAGATACAGCCGGACATACTTGTCATGATTTACCTATCTCTTCTTTTTGTGCAAAGGGAACTTGCCTGCGTAGAAAGTTTGGTATTGGTAGTCATAAAGAAAGTAGTTGGCCTCAAATATCAGGTTTAATTAAAATAGATTATAAACCTGATCCAGAATATTTTTTTAATGTAGAGTTATCTGACAGTAAGGTAGTACAAATACACGCAAAGACTATTAAAAAGATAGCAGAAATGAAAGAAATGAGAGCACTTATAGCAGACCAAACATCTATATTTCCACCCATTATCAAGAATAATGACTATCAGCCTATCCTGGACGCTCTATGGGCCACTAAAGAGGATATTAAACCACCTGCTGGGACCAATCCTATTGAGATGTTAAAGAAATATTTAGAAGATTATGTAAATGGACCAGAAGCTAAAACATATGCTTCGTTTAAAAGTGGAGCCGTATTAAAAGATGATGAGTTTTATTACTTTGACTATGATAAATTCTATGAGGAAATCAAAAGAAATGAATGGAATCAAGATCGACCTAGAACAGGTACGCTGGTTAAAACCTATTTCAAAGGTGAGTTTGGTATTCAAAAAAGATTTCCCAAAGGAGAAAGTGAAAAATCATTTCCACCTGTAAGATGTTTAAAAATACCAGCGGGTGATTTGATGAAGGAAGAAATACCAGATGAAAAAATAATAATAGAAGATAAGGAGAATATAGTATGACGAAAAAACTACCTAGTGTATTTGTATGTATGCCTACATACGATACCATGCAAGTATCAACAGGCTTATCATTAATAAAATTATTTGATAAGTTTACACAAGCTAAAATTAAAACTGAAGTAAGTACATTTAAATGTCCTTATGTTGGTTACGGAAGAAATGTTTTAACCGCAATGTTTTTAGCATCCGGCTATGAGTATCAATTATTTGTAGATTCAGATGTAGAGTTTGATCCAAAAGTAGTTGGAAGAATGTTATTATCGGAAAAAGATATGATATGCACACCCTATAGAAAAAAGACACAAGATAATAGTGTTAAGTATTCTGTAGCATTTAAGGATCCAACAGATATTCAAATAGATAATAAAGGATTGACTGAAATAACTGTAGGACCTGCTGGATTAACTTTAATACACAGAAGAGTATATGAAAAACTTATAAAAGATTATCCTAAGTTAAAAATAAAACAAAAAGAAGCTATATCAGAAAAAGCTAATTCTTATTTTTATAATTTTTGGGACACAGTGTTTGATCAAAAATCTGGTTATTGGTGGGGAGAAGATACACATTTTTGTAATCTTGCAACACAAGCAGGTTTTAAATTCTATGCTGTAGCTGATGGAGAAACAACTCATCATGGTAGTTTTGGATTTACAGGAACTTTATTAGATACTTTTAAAAGAAAAAATGAAAAAGTTAATTAAAATATATGGACCACCAGGTACAGGTAAAACATTTAGATTAATTCGTAGAGTTAATGCTTATGTTAGAACAGGTACACCTTATCATAAGATAGGTTATTTTGCTTTTACAAGAAAAGCTGCAGGTGAGGCTAGAAAAAGAATTGGTGTAGATGAAAAACAAGCTCCATACTTTCAAACACTTCATGCTTTTTGTTTTCACTTATTAAATAAAACTGAAGAAGATATTATTCAACCACATCATTATGAAGATTTAGGTAAGATGTTAAATGTGAGAGTTAGTTTTACAGATAAATATAATGAAGAAGAAACTCATTTCTTAACTTGTAATAATCCTTATTTTCAAATGATTAGTAGAGCTATTAATAAAAACATAGATATAGAAGATGAATACAATCTTAATGAACATGATAGAAAAGATATATATTGGCCTACACTTAAACACATTTACATAAACTTACAGGAATACAAAAAGAAAAATTACTTACTAGACTTTAATGATTTAATTACTCAGGCTATTGAGTCTAACAAAATACCTAGATTTAAAGCCATTTTTATTGACGAAGCACAAGATTTATCACCATTACAGTGGAAACTTTTTGATAAATTAAAAGAACATTGTGATGATATGTATTTAGCTGGTGATGATGACCAAGCTATTTTTGCTTGGGCTGGTGCTGATGTAAATAGATTTATAAAAGAACCTGCTCATGAAAAAGTTTTAAGATATTCTAGAAGAGTGTCAAAGGCTGTACAGCAACAATCTCAAATAACAGTGGATCGTATATCAGGCATCAGGAAACACAAAGAATATTTACCACGGAACGAAGAAGGACACTCACAACACATAAGTAATTTAGGACAAGTAGATCTTACAAAAGGTAAATGGTTAATTCTTACAAGAACTAAAAGCAATTTATTAGACATAGCAAAAGAATTAAAATCTAAAAATATTTATTATCAAACCAACAAAGGTAAAAGTTTTAATGTTGGTATGTATAATGCAGCTACTGCTTATACAAAGTGGACTATGGATGAACTATTAAGTGAAAGAGAAATAAATGATGTAAAAGATTTTATTCCCAATGGGAATTGGAATCCTAAAAAAAATTGGTATGACGTTTTCGTTGGTGATCAGAAAGAAATACTTTATATTCGAAATATAATTTCTGGAGGTGAAAAACTTTCTGAAAATGCAAGAGTGTGGTTATCTACAATTCATGCAGCTAAAGGTGGTGAAGAAGACAATGTAATATTATCTTTACATCAAGGTGCTAAAGTACAAAAAAGTATTCGTCTAAGTGTTGACAAACAAGATGAAGAGCATAGAGTATGGTATGTGGGCACCACAAGAGCAAGAAATAACTTATATAAATTGAAAGCAAAAAAAATATTAAAGGAGTATCAACTATGACACACGACGATATATTTAAAGAAACATTTCCACAGTATACCCAGGTAGGCGGGAATCACTACACTAAGTTTCCCATTCAACCTTATGAATTTATTTCTAAAAATGATTTATCATTTTTTCAAGGCAACGTTATTAAATACGTTTGTAGGTATCAGAGAAAGGGTGGAGTAGAAGATCTTAAAAAGATTGTACACTACTGTCAGTTGGAGATGTTAAAAATAAAAGATATGAAAGCTAAAAAATGATTAAGTATATACTAGAAAAAATATATCATTACTCAACAGCTTTGACTTCATGGTCATGGCAAAAATTATATGGAAATAGAAAAAAAGGATATGGTTATAAAAAATGAAAATTCCTAAATATTTAACACAAACGGAATGGGTACAACCTACTGAATATCCTGACCTAAGAGATTATGATGAAATTGCAATTGACTTAGAAACACGTGATCCAGATTTAAAATCAAAAGGTTCTGGTGCAGTTACAGGTAATGGTGAAGTAGTGGGTATCGCAGTTGCTACATATAATGACAAATGGTATTTTCCAATTGCTCATGGTGAAGCTCCCAACATGGATAGAAAAAAAACTTTAGAATGGTTTAAAGATATTTGTGAGTGTCCGGCTACAAAAATATTTCACAATGCAATGTATGACGTATGTTGGATACGTAATTTAGGTATAAATATCAATGGTTTAATCGTAGATACTATGATTGCATGTTCTGTTTTAGATGAGAATAGATTTGCATATACACTTAATGCTTTGTCTTGGCATTATTTAGGTGAAGGTAAAAATGAAAGAGCTTTAAATGAAGCTGCAAAATCAAGGGGACTAGATCCAAAAGCTGACATGTGGAGATTACCTGCAAGTGAAGTAGGTGCTTATGCAGAAAAAGATGCAGAGTTAACTTTTAAACTTTGGCAACATATGAAAAAATTATTAGTAGAAGAAGATTGTCAACAGATATTTAATTTAGAGACTGATTTATTTCCTTGTCTCGTTGATATGCGTTTCCTAGGGGTGCGGGTAGACGTGACAAAAGCCAATCAATTAAAAAAAGAATTGACCCGAAAAGAAGAACGATTGATACACCAAATAAAAATAGACACAGGAATAGAAACTCAAATATGGGCTGCAAGAAGTATTCAAAAAGTTTTTGAAAAATTAAATTTACCTTTTGATAAAACTGAAAAAACAGGTGCGCCTTCATTTACTAAAAATTTCCTCTCTGTGCATGAACATCCTACAATTAAAATGATAGCAGAAGCCAGAAAAATAAACAAGGTCAATACAACTTTTATTGATACAATATTAAGACATGAACACAAAGGTAGAATTCATGCAGAAATAAATCAAATTAGATCTGATGATGGAGGAACTGTGACAGGTAGATTCAGTTATTCTAATCCTAATTTACAACAGATTCCGGCAAAGGACCCAGAAACTGGTCCATTAATTAGAAGTTTATTTATACCTGAAGAAGGTTGCAAATGGGGTACGTTTGATTACTCACAACAAGAACCAAGATTAGTTACAGAGTATGCATTAAGATTTAAACTTGCATCTGTAAATGAAATTGCAGATTCATATGATCACAATCCTAACGCTGACTTTCACCAGTTAGTATCTGATATGGCTAAGATTCCAAGAGGTCAGGCTAAAGTAATTAACTTAGGTTTGTTTTATGGAATGGGTAAAGCTAAACTCATGGCTGAGTTAGGTGTAAGTAAAACTAAAGCTGATGAACTTTTTGGTGTTTATCACAGCAAGGTTCCATTTGTAAAACAATTAACAAACAAACTTATGACTGCAGCTCAACGTAATGGTAAAATTAAAACTATTCTAAATAGAAAATGTAGATTTCCTAAATATGAACCGGTATTAAAAGGTAATGATTGGGGTAAATACATTCCTCCTCAAGATCATGAAAGAATGTTAGAATTACAAGCAATGGGTCCTTACATGAAAGATGAAGAAGGTGAATTTATTATTGACAAAGAAGGCAATAAACAAAAAAACTATTGGCATGAAAATGATAGTCGTAGAGCTTTTACATACAAAGCTTTAAATAAATTAATTCAAGGTAGTGCTGCCGACATGACAAAAAAAGCTATGTTAGATTTATGGAAAGAGGGTATTACACCACATATACAGATACATGATGAACTTGATATATCTGTCACAAATGATTTGGAAGCTGCAAAAATAAAAGATATAATGGAACATGCAGTTGACTTACAAATACCTAATAAGGTAGATTATGAATCAGGACCTAATTGGGGTGAAATAAAATGAGGTTATTTTATGGCTTACTTAAATGCAAATATTCCTGTACAATACGCCCAGATAAAAAGGGAGTATTTATATGATCTTAAAAAACATCACGGAGAAGTTGAAGACTGCATTGTGTTTGGTATTAGCTGTATGTCAGGTAGGGCTATCCTATGGCATGCTATTATGGAAAATGGTGCAATCTTTTATCGTCTCCCAATCACGGCTTTTATTCAACGTGGTTATGAACCCAAGTCTGTTCCAACCAAAAGACTTGATGAACTGGAGCTTTGGAATTCTTTTAGTTATTATCCTGCTGTTACTAGTTATGATATTCTAGACGGACAAGCTGGTAAATACATAGGTAAAGATAAAAAGTGGCATCATGGTAAATATTTATTTACAATTGACTTTGCACATCCAGAGAGTAATATAGTTGACACTGATCATTCAGAGATACCGCACGAACATAAGTGCGCTCACATAATTGCACTAGACGATGGCAATTTTGCAGCACAACCAAACAACAGATGCATTTGGGACCTACCTTCTTTCACAGTGAAAGATAATGTTCCTGATTGGAAGGTACAAACAAATGAATGGAATGTAGAAGATACTGGTAAGTGGAAAACAGAAGACACTGACAATTTTTTTTACGAGATGGAGGAAAAGAAAAATGATTAAAAAATGTGAAAATATTTGCTGTAAGATTTGGGAAAAAATCAAAAGTTGGTTTTTTGGAATAAAAGACTAATGAATTTAGCAGACTTATTAAAAAAAAATTTTGTATTAGTTCCGGTTGTGGCTTCGGTCTTAGTCGGAACTTTTACTGGTGTTCGTTATATTGTTAATCTTACAGACACTATCAATACTAATCAGCAAGAAATCGTAGATCTTAAAAGAGATTTAAAAGTTGCTGAAGATAAAATTGTAGATCAAAACACAAGACTAACTTCTGCTGAGTCTACTTGGCAGATGGCAGAAAATTTATACAGACAATTAGCAGATCAAGTTAG